ACATTCCGGGCTTTGGGTTCTACTACTTCGGTCTGATCCACTTGATCGGTGCATACGCCAAGAGTGGTACGTCCATCCTGCGGCAGTTGGTCGATGCGGGCACGCTGTCTAATCTGCCGGGCGGCCTGAAAACCAAAGGCTTGCGGGTCAAAGGTGATGACACTCCCATCTCTCCGGGCGAATTCCGTGATGTGGACGTAGCCAGCGGCACCTTGAGGGACAACATTCTGCCTCTGCCATATAAAGAGCCGTCGCTGGTGTTGAAGGGCTTGATGGATCAGATCGTCGATGAAGGTCGCCGGTTTGCAAGCGCTGCGGACTTGAAGGTATCCGACATGAGCGCGCAGTCTCCGGTTGGCACTACGCTGGCTATTCTGGAGCGCACACTAAAAGTGATGTCTGCTGTTCAGGCGCGCATCCACTTCGCAATGAAGCAGGAGTTCAAGCTTCTCAAAGAAATCATCCGGGATTACACCTCTCCGGCGTACACCTACGACCCCATCGAGGGCAAACGCTCGGTCAAGCAGTCTGACTACGACCAAGTTGATGTGATACCGGTGTCCGACCCTAATGCTGCAACGATGAGTCAGAAGGTCGTGCAGTGGCAGGCTGTCATGCAGATGGCGGACAAAGATCCGCAAATCTACGACCGGATCGAGTTGAACAAACAGATGTTGGAGGTTCTGGGTATTAAGAACATCGGCAAGCTGATCCCCGGTGCGGAAGACCAGAAACCAAAAGATCCTGTGTCCGAGAACATGGCGGTTCTAACTGGCAAGCCGGTAAAAGCGTTTGCGTATCAGGATCATCAGGCACATATCACCGTGCACATGATGGCTATGCAAGACCCCAAGCTTCAGCAAATCATGGGACAAAACCCCCGCGCTATGGAGATGATGGCTGCTATGCACGCGCATATCGCCGAGCACGTCGCGTTCGAGTACCGCAAGCAAATTGAAGAACAGCTTGGCGTACCGATGCCGACAGCCAAAGAAGATGAGGTCATGTCGCCTGAGATGGAGCGTGAGGTCTCCAGCATGATGGCCATGGCAGCAGTCAAGCTTGGCCAGAAGAATCAAGCCGAAGCCGCACAGCAGCAAGCTCAAGAAGCCGCGCAAGACCCTGTCCTCCAGATGCAGCAGAAAGAACTGGAGATCAAAGAGAAAGAAGCCAACATCAAAGCGCAGAAGATGCAGCTCGATGCAATTACCAGTGAACAGAAGTTGGCTATCGAGCGCGAGCGTATCAACACTCAAAAAGAGATTGCTGGTATGCAAGTTGGCGCTAAAGCAGTTAAAGACAAAGCCGAGCTTGATGCTCGCATGCAGCTTGAAGGTACCCGCATGGGTATTGACGTTGTTAAATCACATGCACAACTACAGCAGAACCGTAGACAAGCACTTATGCAGCGCGCAGCTAAAACACCAACCAAAAAAGGTGAATGATGGATAGAGTCCTTGAGGTCGTAGTGAAGGAAATCCGCGACCGTAAAACGTTCGTAGTCGATGAGCTTGCCAGAGGTACGCTCAAGGACTTTGCTGAGTATCAAAAACTATGTGGGGAAGTTCGGGGTTATTCCCTCATAGAGGAGTACATACTAGACCTCGCAAAACGTATGGAGAGTGCAGATGAGTGAAATCGCTATTGCGACAGAGGATGGAGAAGTTTCGACCTTGCCGGAAACGGCGGAGGAGAAAGCTAAACAATTACCGGAGCCTTCTGGGTACCACATTCTTGTGGCCCTTCCGGAAGTTGAGGAGAAGTATGAAAGCGGTCTCATCAAGGCGGATCAAACTCGCCACTTTGAAGAGGTTCTTGCGACGGTGTTTTTTGTAGTAAAGCTGGGCCCTGATTGCTACAAGGATGAAAAACGGTTCCCTAATGGTCCTTGGTGCAAAGAAGGTGATTTTATTTTGGCAAGACCTAACTCTGGCACGCGGTTAAAGATTCATGGCCGTGAGTTTCGTCTTATTAACGACGACACCGTTGAGGCTGTCGTGCAAGACCCCCGTGGCATTAGCCGCGCATAAGGAGGATACATGGATCAAGTAGAGTTCGAGTTTCCTGACGAAAAGGAAACTAAAAATAAACCAGTCGAAGCCAAACAGGAGGATGACTTCTCGTTTGAGATTGAAGACGATACCCCTGAAGAGGATCGTGGTAGGGAGCCCCTCCCCAAGGAGATCGTCGAAGAGCTTGAGAAGGATGAGTTGGAGGACTACTCCGAGAAGGTAAAGACTCGCCTCAAGCAGATGAAGAAGGTCTGGCATGACGAGCGGCGTGAGAAAGAGCGCGCCCTGCGGGAGCAGCAGGAAGCTCTTAGCTATGCTCAGCGTATTCTGGCCGAAAACCAAACTCTTAAAGGTAAGCTATCTGAGGGCGAAAAGTCCTATCTGGATACTTATAAGTCCGCCGCCGAACTAGAGCTGAATGTTGCCGAAAAGGCATATAAGTCTGCCTACGAAGAGGGCGACACCGATAAGTTGCTAGAAGCGCAACGTAAGATCGCCGAAGCTAACTATAAGTTGCAAAAAGCAAAAGAATACGTTCCTACTTTACAACCTGATTCTGATAGTGTAAAAGGAGCACCACAAGCCCAAGTACCCCGTCCTGACCCAAGGCTTACTGCGTGGCAAGAGCGCAATACATGGTTCGGTCAGGACGAGGAAATGACTAGCCTTGCACTTGGTCTACATCAGAAGCTAGTCAAGCAGTATGGAGAAGCGTACCCATCCACCGATGAGTACTGGAGGAAAATCGATGAAACGATGGCGCTCCGCTTCCCCGAATATTTTCAAAGTTCTCCGCAACGTGGCGAAAAGCCCGTTACGCGCACCGAAAAACCTGCGACGGTCGTAGCTCCTGCGTCCCGTAGCACATCCTCCAAAAAGATAGTGCTAAAGCAGTCAGAATTGGCTATCGCCAAGAAACTGGGGATTACCCCTGAGCAATACGCCCGTGAGAAACTTTTACTTAATGGAGGCCAATAATGGGCACCAACAGACTTGAACGAGAATTGGAAACCCGTGCCATGCAGGAACGTCCGAAGCAGTGGACACCACCTGAGCTTTTACCTGAACCTGATAAGCAGCCCGGTTTTCAATACAGATGGATTCGCGTTTCTGCCCTAGGTAAGTCCGACGCCCGTAACGTATCTGCGAAGTTGCGTGAAGGCTGGGAACCCGTAAAGGTAGAAGAGCAACCGAAATTTCAACTGCTAGTCGATCCTGATAGTCGTTTTAAAGACAATATCGAGATTGGCGGACTGTTGTTGTGTAAGACACCGACTGAATTTGTACAGCAGCGTAACGCTCATTATCAGCGCCAAGCTGAATCACAGATTCAATCAGTGGACAACAGCCTTATGCGGCAAAACGACCCTCGTATGCCGTTGTTTAATGAGCGTAAATCTACTACCTCATTTGGCAAGGGCAGTTAATTTTTTGGAGTTAAATTATGGCTTATCCTGTTATCGCAGCCCCCTATGGGCTAAAGCCGATCAATCTGATCGGTGGTCAGGTGTTTGCCGGTGCGACTCGTCAACTTGCCATCACGACCTCCACGGTCGACTACAACACCCCGATTTTCAACGGTGATGTAGTTACTCTGGTTGGTACTGGCACGGTTGAAGTGTCTCCCCTGCAAGCTGATGCAACCCCGCTGGACGGCGTCGTTGGCGTTTTCCTTGGTTGCACTTACACCAACCCGGTTACTAAGCAACTGACTTTCTCGCAGTACTGGCCGGGCTTTGCTTCGGGCGTGACTGATGCGAAAGCATACGTTGCCGATGATCCGGACCAACTGTACAAGGTTGTCTCGGTGGGCGACACTGCTGACACTACGGGTCTGGTTCCGGTGTATGTCGGCCAAGACGTTGTTGGTGAAAACGTTGAACTGATCCTGAACACTGGCTCGACCACGACTGGTGATTCGAAGGTTGGTGTCTATTCCGCAGGTACTATTACCTCTCTGCCGATGCGTGTGGTGGATGTGGTCCCTGATACCGCTGACTCTAACGGTGATTTCTGCGAGTTGATCGTCAAGTTCAACTTTGGTTATCACTCGTACTACAACGCCGCTGGCATCTAAGGAGTAAAACATGGCTATTTCACGTGCACAACTACTGAAAGAGCTGCTCCCCGGCCTGAACGCGTTGTTCGGTATGGAGTACGCTCGTTATGGTGAAGAACACAAAGAGATCTACGAAACTGAGACCTCTGAGCGTTCCTTCGAAGAAGAGACCAAGCTGTCGGGCTTCTCGGCTGCTCCGGTCAAAAACGAAGGTTCGGCAATTGCGTACGACAACGGCCAAGAGGCTTGGACTGCTCGATACAACCACGAAACCATCGCAATGGGTTTCTCGCTGACCGAAGAGGCTATCGAGGACAACCTGTACGATTCTCTGTCGAATCGCTACACCAAGGCGCTGGCTCGTTCCATGGCTTACACCAAGCAGGTTAAAGCTGCATCGGTGCTGAATAACGGCTTCTCCAACACCTATCCGGGTGGCGATGGTGTGTCGTTGTTCAACGCTAATCACCCGCTGGTGTCCGGTGGTGTTAACTCCAACATCCCGTCTGTCAACGCTGACCTGAACGAAACTTCGCTGGAAAACGCTGTGATTCAAATCGCTGCGTGGACCGACGAACGTGGTCTGCTGATTGCAGCTAAGCCGCGCAAGCTGATTGTTCCGCCGCAGCTTCAGTTCGTTGCTACTCGTCTGTTGGAAACCGAACTCCGTGTCGGTACTAACGACAACGACATCAACGCAATCAAGAACAATGGTTCGATTCCGGAAGGTTACACAATTAACCACTTCCTGACCGACCCGAACGCATGGTTCCTGACCACTGATGTTCCTAACGGTATGAAGCACTTTGTCCGTACCCCGATGGCTACTGGTATGGATGGTGATTTCGATACTGGCAACGTCCGTTACAAGGCTCGTGAGCGTTA